GGGTTTGCACTGAGGCGACTTGCACTGAGTGAGCTGATGGCTTGAAGCCTGCAGCGATGATGCCGTGCTCAACACCAGCTTTTGTGAGCTTGTCTGAGGCTTGCTTTACGAGTTCACGACGGTGGACAAGAATCAGGACTTTGCGGCTTTTATTGACTGCAAGGCGGCAGATCTCACTAAATACAACGGTTTTGCCTGAGCCAGTTGGCATTACAAGCAATGCTTTGGAGTGCTGAGCCATTGCGTTTCTGAGCTGCGTGATAGCAATCTCTTGGTATGAACGCAATGCCATAAGTGGTTGCACGATCTGCGTGGAGGCTATAGGATGCAGCAGCAACGCGCAAGGTGCTTATGGGTTTTGGGCAACAGATGACCAACGCGGAGTATCACGCGCATAAGGCCATCTCAAAGAGCAAGCTCGACGCTGCTCGCAAGAGTGGCCGGCACCTGTACGACTTGCTGTACGGCCCGCCACGCGATTCGACTGCTGCCTTTGATATGGGCACAGTGCTGCATGCATCTGCGCTGCCTGGTGAGAACGCAGATGAGGTTGCAGTGCGCATGCCGCAAGGCTTGAAGAAGACGACCAAGGAGGGCAAAGCTTTTGTTGCTGAGCACAAGGGCAAGATCATCCTCAATTCGTCTGACGCTTATGCCGTTGATCAGATGATGCTGTCGCTGCGAGAGCATCCTTTCAGCGCTGGTCTGGTGAATGGTGACTTGAAGGGCAAAGCAGAGCAGAGCTTCTTCTGCACTGATAAGGAGACGGGTCTTGAGCTAAAGGCTCGCCCTGACTTCATCCTTGATGACTGCTCGTTGATCCTTGACCTCAAGACAACAGTCGATGCATCACCAAGGGGTTTTCAGCGCAGCGTTGCCAACTATCGCTACTTCGTTCAGGCATCTCACTATTTAGATGTTGTTGAAGGTGCCACTGGTACCAGACCGCAAGCGTTTTTGTTTGTGGCTGTTGAGAAGGCTCGCCCTTTTTCGACGGCTGTGTACATGGCCGACCAAGCCATGATCGATTTGGGCAAGCAGCAAGCTCGCGAGGATTTAAACAACATCGCGCAGTGGATCGCCGACAACAGGTTTCCTGGTTATTCCGAGCGAGTGGAAGAGATCTCTCTGCCTAAGTGGATGCTGCCTAAGGAAGACGGCACCCCTGCTGATCATCAGCCTATTGAACTCTACTAATGAAAATGACTAATCCTGGGAAAATCCAACTTACTCTTTCAGTTACGCAGGCTGAACGACTCAAGCGTTTAGCCGACATCCATGGGCTTCCTTTGGCAGCTTTGATTGGTCACGCAGTCAACCAATGGGTTTTTGACAATTACAAGGACCATTTAGACAAATTTGCTTGACCACTGGGCATCCAAAAGGTGTAAGCCCCAGATTGTTTTTCTACCTGTTAGTTATGTCCCGCCAACCTGGCACCAAAAACAAAACCCGCATTGAGATGGCTTTGTCACCTTGGTACGGCGAGAAAATCAAGGAGCTTCGTGTTGACTCTGGCTTTGAGTCAGATCAAGCTTTTGCCGCCTGGCTTCTGCGCAACACTGTGCAGATCCTTTGCGGCCAACGTGAGCCAACCAATCAAAAGCTTGGTGACCTACGACTGCGAATGGAGCAAGCTCTTCCTGCCCCCGGAGGTGACTCATGAGTGATCAATCTGCGATAACCACTGCTACAAGCAAGTCGGTTTACAGCAGCATCCAGTCATTTGAATCGGCGCAGCGTATTGCTGCGTCACTTGCTGATAGCGCCTTGGTCCCGAATGCATATCGGGGCCAGCAGGGTTTGCCGAACTGCATCGTGGCAATTGAGATTGCAAACCGGATGGGCATGTCGCCTTTCCAGGTGATGCAGAACCTGAATGTGATTCATGGTCGTCCTAGCTGGAGCAGCCAGTTCATCATTGGCTTGATTCAAGGCTGTGGTCGGTTTGAGGGCTTTAGCTACGACGAGACACCAGATGGCTGTCAATGCGTTGCCCGCCTTAAATCGACTGGTGAGCTGGTTGACGGTCCAAGAATCACCTTGGACATGGCAAAGAAGGAAGGCTGGACTAAAAACTCGAAGTGGAGCACCATGCCACAGACGATGCTGCGTTACCGCGCTGCATCAGCCTTTGGCCGCTTTCACATCCCTGACCTGATCCTTGGCATTCAATCTGTCGAGGAAAACGAGGTGATCGAGGCTGAGGTTTCAATCGAGTCTGAGCCTGCGGATAGCAAGCTGGACAAGGTTGCGAATTTGTTAGCGCCTAAAACCGAGCCTGAGCCAGTCCCCGAACCTAAGCCTGTTTCTGATGTCATTGAACCCGACGATTTTTTTGACTGACGAGCAGCTAGCAGAGCGCTGGCAATGTCATCGTCAGACGTTGATCAGGTGGCGAACAAAGGGCTCTGGCCCCAAGTTCGTCAAGATCAACAATCAAATCCGCTACAAGCTCTCAGACGTGGAAGCGTTTGAAGAGGCCAACACTGTCACTCCGGAGTAATCCATGGAATTCAAGTTCAACTCCAACATCTTCAAGAACAGCCCTGAAGATCAGCAGAAGATCTATGGGGAGAAGTATGACCCCAACAAGAATTACCCCGTGTTTACTGGTACTGCCAGCATTCCGAAGAAAGACCTCCCCGCTTTTGTTGAGTACCTGCATTGGGCCTTGCGCACTGAGTTGAAGACTGATTCTTATCTGGATGACGTTGTTATTCCGATCAAGATATCTGGTTGGCAGAAGGAGTCCAAGAACGGCAAGAAGTTCTTGAGCCTGGCCTATACGCCTGACTACAAGACTCTGACTGCAGCTCGTGAAGCTAAAGAAGCGTCTGAGTCGGGCCCGGAATCACTCGATGGAAACGTGCTAGATGCCGCAGCTAGCCTTGCGAAAGGCACAGGGGGTGCTGTTGTGCAGACCCAGCAAGACGACATCTTCTGATGGACATTCCGAACTCTCCGTTGCAGATGCAGCGTCAGTGGATTTTCCAGAAGCTGGATGAACTGCCGGAGGGTTCGTCGGTGACGATCTCGGTTGAGCAGTATCGCGACATGGTCATGCGGCAGCTGCAGCTAAGTGATCTTGTCGCCCGTCAACAGAAATTACTTGAGGAACATGTCCCGGACTATTGAACAGATCGGCCTCACCATGCTCCGGTGGGGCAGCAAGCGCCCTGTTTTGCTGCAACGTCCACCTAGCTGGACTGTGCAGTACTTGCGTCCCTTGCCAGCTGACAAGCCACCAATCAATGTTGCACCTATTGGCCTTGCTGGCATCTGGCTGATGCGTCGTGCCAACCCGCTGTCTTACGTCAACTCAAACGGAAGTGCCATCAAGGTGACTTTGCCTTAGAATCACCGCTTACAGTCGTTATCAATGGGATTACCGTTTTTCAACAGCAGTTATCTTAATCGAACAGTTTATTTGTCCGATGTAGATGATATGTCTAGCAGAGATGTTTCGTCTCTTCGAGCAGAGCTAAAAGTAGCAATCTCTTCGATGCAGGAAAAAATGCATGAAGAAAGAGATGTCGCTGAGAGTGACTGGCTGTATGGCATCAGCTTAAAGATCAAGATCTGCGAGCAGTTTCTTGAGAGAATCGACGAGCTTTCAAGTCTCGACAGCTCAAAGCTCAATCATTACCACCTCTTGTATTTACGACAAGAGATTTCAAATGAGCTGGGTCCACTTAGGGCTCAGCAATTATTTGACAAGTCTCGCGTCGGCGCGGTGGCTCAACTTCGCAAGGAATCTGTTTCGTGACGACTTTTCAGTGGAACGACAATCACGCTCAGGCACAGCATGGCGATGGCATCAGCCATCCCAGAAAAGGCGCCAAGACAAAGCCGTTCAAGTTGCTTGTTCGCAATGGGCAGGTTGCGCCAATGATTTGGCGCACTTCTGCTGAGAACAAGACAGCCGCGATCAAATACGGCAAGGCCCGTTGGCCTGAAGCCGCGATTGAAGTAATCAAGTGATTACTTCTTGCCGCCCTTCTTGCTGCCGCCTTTCTTCGTGCCTTTCTTTTTGTCGTCGTCGTAGTGGTAAGGCATGACCAAGGGTGTATCGCGTCTTGACCTTAGCGCTGGTGTAGCGCTGGAGGATGCTCTTGACCTCTTGTATCGAGGCAAAGCAAATGCCGCGAAACTGGCTGCGGCTGCTGGTGTGTCTAAAACCGACTTGCAGCGGGTCTTCGCCGACTATGTCTCGTCACGCGGCCTGGAGCCTGACGCTTGGCAAAAAGATGATGAGGTTTCCTGGCCCTACATCACCTAGGCCACACAATTGGTTGCGGACTAAGACCGGCTCACGCGCCTGACGCCCCTCACACCTGATCCGCTGCAGGTCACTTGTCCTTCGCCCGTTTCAGGGTGAAGAAATCAAAGCATAGCCATGTATCAACCAAATCAAAGCTGTCAGACCACCGGAGTACATCTTGTGACACTTGGAATCGTTCCCATGTTCAAGCCTTGGTTTTTCGATGGGTCAGTCGTGTATTGGGGTAACCCTTGTCACACCCATAGCGCAGCACTTGAAGCAGCTGAGATACTGAGGTCTATATACCAGTAACTTATGGCATCTTTGCGTTATCACGCCGGACGAATGGTCCTTAGTGAGGATGGCGATGGATGGCGAGTCAAGATAAAAACCAAGACCGACAAAGTTATCTACAAGCTTTCAGCGACTGAGCTTGAGCAGGCTGTACTTGAGGCAGAGCAGTTGTATGCAGATGCGCGTTGCATGAACAGTTCTCAGCCACGTTGCATGAACTGCATACACTGGGAGATAGTAAAAGCCAACTGCAATGTTGGCTGTCCTGAAGGGAGGATGACTGGTGGAACCTTCGCCAAAGACTGTGCCTACTTCTGGCAACATCCCGAGTGATGCAATGGATTATGGCGATGGCTTTTACATCACACAAGGTGTTGAACCTATTGGTGAACCGCGATACTGCAGTTGCGGCCCTGATGGTCAAAGACAGTTTTCTAATGACCTTTGGCAGGCTGACATCTACATCCAGCACATGAAACATGCCAAAGCCAACGATTGAGCGCGTTAGCAAGGATGGCTGCTGTGTATGGCTGATTCAATATGGCGGCATGGCACGTCACTTCCCTGACTCAAAAGACTGGGCGGCAAAACAGTTCTTTGAGGTGGTAAGCCTTGCTTACAGCCCCATGGAGGATTCTGCAGCGTCAAGCTCTGCGATGTGACCTACTGCTTGCTGCAGCAGCTTGGCCTGATGCCAGTTAGTGCGTACTAAAGAGACGCACATGGTTCGCAGCGCATCGCCGTCATCACAGCTTTGAACGTCGCGGACGTTTTTCTCAAGCTCGAGTTCCTCCTCAAGGCTTTGGTTGACGACCATCCAGTCAGCCCAGCCCATCGCCTTGAAGATTCTTCTCAATTCATGCCACAGAGGGCATGACTGTCAAGTGGTTGTTGTAATGACCTGTCTCCGCGTAGCTGTGCATCGGAGTGTTTGACATGACGTGGAAGACCATCTGACCAATCTTGAAGCCAGGCCACAGAGGCAATGCATGATGCAGCCGCTCGTTCTTCAACTCGAGTGTGAGTTTGCTTCCGTGCCATCCCGGGTCGCACCAGCCAGCAAGCATGTGACCGTAAAAATCGCGAGCACGGCTTGACTTGAGTACAAATTGACAGCTGATGTCGTTGGGCAAGTTAAACAGCTCAAGTGTTTCAGCCAAGCAAATTTCGCCGGGCTGAAGCATGAACGGCTCATCTTCTGTCCTGTCTGAGATGTCGATACGAATCAGCTCAGGGTTGTAGATGCTCTCGACCATCAAGTGATCGCCTAAGCGCACGTCCAGGCTGGCTGGGTTGAGCAGGTCCGGATCAAATGGGACGACCATTTGGCTTTTGTTAGCCCTGGCTTTGATCTCCCAATCACACAGAACCGCCATACGAGCAACGCAAAACGCAAGTCTACTTAGGTTCCCTAAGAGCGTTCTTTTCGTTGTAATAAGCGCCTTTGTCGTGCATCTCGATTACATCTCGCGCCCAAGGCACCAGCCAATCATTGACTCGTGAGCATTGGTCCCAGTTGACTGGCTTAGCGCACTGCACAATCACAGTCGTCCAGAAAGCACTGATAAATGCCCAGACCCAATAAAACTCAGTCACTAACCAGAATCACCCAACCCGTCTTTGGGCCATCAGCTTGCCAGCGCTGATGGAAGGCAGCCTGCCTCACTCGGACGTTGCGGCCTAGGTGTGGGTTGCTGTGGCCACCCTTTTCCATTTCGGGGTAGCCACGAGGGTCTTGCATAATCCACTCTGGATCGCTGCTGTTCTTGCCTGCGTAACCGCTAATCACGCTCCAATGACCGCAACCAAGGGCATTGCACATTGGTGGCTCGCCACGAAGCATGTTGCCTCCATGCAGCCAACCAACCAACACTGGCCTGCCGTGCTCGACCTCGTTCTCAACTAAGTCGGCATCACCGTTTTCACGGAACTCAGCCTGCAAGCCCAAGCTCCGCAATGCTGCCAGCTGGGCCTCTACTGATGTTGTATCTCCGTGCTTTGCCCGGATTCCGTTGTATTCATCGTCTGTTGCAACCTTTTTATAAAAGGCAGCCACCATGGCTGCTGCTGAGCTGAAGCACTCTCGGTAGCCAGTTCCGGTCTTGTTGTCCCACTGTCGGAAGTAGGGCATGTAGATCTGCTGGTCATAGCCGCTCTCCTTCCAGGCTTGAAACCAGTCTGCGTCTTCCTCCAGTAATCCCTTTGGCACTGACTGCTCAAGTTCTTTAATTGCAGCCAACTGATGGGGCGTACCACGGAAAAACTGGAAGAAAGGCAACAGAGCAAAGGCCATGCCCATAAACAGCAAGGTCAGTTGGATGATGCCAGTCGCCACCTACTTTTCAATCCTTGTGTCAGGCAGCAGCAACTCCTTCACATGCTTGACCGCCAAGTCGTCCAGATCGTTGTCAGTCCTTGCGACGATCTTTTCCAGCATTGCCACAATCAGCTCTTTAAAGGCTCTTGATTTCCACATGGTCATCAAGATTGGCTTGAGGACTAAAAGCATGGTTTTGCCTTAAATGCCACCTTTACGTTAATGCCTATCGCTATGACCTTCCAGTCGGGCGACTGAACGCTCCAATTCGTTCAATCGTGCGAACACCTCAACGTCTTTTGTTTTGATGTCGTCGTGCAGTATTTGTAGCCTGCTGGACAAATTGTCTACAGCCGTTGTTAGACGCACTAATGAGTCACGACCCTGCTGGCTTTGACGATTTAGACCTGAAACGCCTAAGCCGGCTACCGTGACACTGGCGCCTGCAACGGCGGCCCAGACTTCAACCATGACCCGCCTCTAACACTCGCTCAATCATGGCAGAGACTAAGGAGACAAAGTCTGAGGAACAGGAAGACCACAGCAATGGATGGCTTGGCGACTTTGTTCGGCTGACGATCATGGTTTGGGCTATGGGCGTGATTACCGCCAATTACCTAGGCATTTTCAAGCAGTCGATCGATGTGACCTTCAGCGCAAGTTTGCTGAGTTCGACTGCCGCCAGCTACGGCCTTTCTGTGGGCCGTAACGGTCAAAAGAAGAAAGAAGAGAAGAGCGTTATCGTTGAGAACAAAGATTCCAAAACCGGCATCAAATGAACCGCTCACTTTTGGTATTGGGCATCACATTGGCAGCTGCTTTGCCTGCCAAGGCTGATTTAACCCACCGAATCAGCAGCAGCGTTCAGCTTGATGTTGGTGGCGCTTCCACCCGTGCTATTCGCGTCGGCAATAGCTATTCAATCAGCGGGAGTGGAGTCGATACCAGCGTGACTGCAGGCGGCAACACCACCAGCGATGCTATTGGCGGGCTTGGAGCTGCCACGAATGGCGTAAACGCAATCACGATTCCAGACGCAACGCAGAAGACTGCTGGCAACGCCTTCAGCTTTGCAACCAGCTACACCCAAGGCGATACGGTCCCAACTTCAGCCCCAACTGTTGGCGCTGTGCCCGCCTTCGGCGATGTCACAAGCACTGCAGCTGGCACTAACACCGGTCTGGCTGGCACCATCACCACGGCAGGTGCAGTTACGATCTCGCCAGGCGCAGGCAACACCAGTGCAATTGGGCAAGTGATCAGTGAACTCCAAAGCCGCTAGTGCCTTACTGCTGCTTGTGGCGTCTCCAGCAGCGGCAGTCCCGGTCGTTCCAAACTTCAGTCAAGGCGTGGTGTCGTCCCACACAGAGACGAAGACTATCGT